GACCAAACATTAAAAATAAGTCCAAGTATTAGTAATCAAACCTACCAAAACAATGCTCCTGTACAAGAACGTGCAACGCAAATGTATTTATACTTCTATGTTGGCGATTATACACAATCCGCAATAGAACAAACGGCAGGATTAAATGCAGAACTTTTTAATAATAAAGTTGATTTGAATGCAAGTAATCTTAATGCTCAAGGCATGAGCTATATTGCAGGTTTAGGAATGCCAAGTGGTTCATATAGAAACTTATCATTAGGTGCTTCAGGTGCAACATATACCGCACCTGCAAATGGCTATTTTTATTTTTATTCTTCAAGTGTAGCAAATTCTATATTAAATAATATAACTAAATCTTATGGCTCAACAGTAATTGGAGCAAGTGGTTATGTAAATCATAACTTTTTATTTGTAAATAAAAATGATGTTGTTCAATTAGTATATTCTACAAATTTAGGAAGTTCTCTTAAGTTTATTTATGCTAATGGTTCAGAAAGCGAGGCTCAATAATGTATTTAGGTTATCAAGGAAATAAAATAAAATTTTATACAGAAGAAGAATTATCAGCAGAACTTTATTCTTTAGACCGTTCTATTTATACAAAAGATGAATATGTTCTTGATGGTGATGAATATGTTTTGAATGATGCTGAATATAAGAAAAAACAAGCAAAAATCAGACAAGAAGAATTTTATAATAAATTTTTAGCAACTTCAAAAGGTAATTACAGATTACAACCGAAAGGTTATGCTAATGCACAACAAAGTGTTGATACTATCAATGGCATGGTTAATGCTTTAAATGGATTAACACAGCAAATTGCTCAAATGGTAATCTTCTATCCAACACCTGATTTCACAAAAGAAAAAGAGTGTACAGAAGCATGGCTTATTGCACATCAATATAATGCAGAACCAATGACAAAAGAAGAATGGACAGATTTCTATATTGAATTTTCAAGTTTGTATGCAATGAACCAATACAAAAAGGCAAATGAGGAATAATGAACGTACCACCAATACAACCAAATAAACCGCAACCGACATTCGGAATATTAAAAGGATACAAAAAGACACCATACGGCCAATATACATGGGGTGTTTATAAAGGGCATAAAATAGAAGTATTTGATGCAGCAAAATATAATCAAAAATTACATTATGTAAGCAATAATCAAACACTTAAATGGATAGAATCTAAATTGAGATACTTCCAAGACGGTATAAAAAAGATAATAAGGAGTGAAGCAAAATGAAGAGAATTTTTTCAATAGTTTTAAGTTTAATGTTTTTTTGTAGTGCAGTTGCTATTGCTGCTGATGTTCAACCTGAACAAAATATCAAGAATGATCAAAGTTATGCAACACTCAATTTGCAAAAACAACCGCAGTCAGGAAAGCAAAAACAAGGAATAACAAACCATTTCACATTTTTTACAATCAATGTTCAAATCAACGGCAAGATTAAGGATATTGCCGATAGTGAGCAGAAGTAAAATAGGGATAAAGGTTATATGGAGGTTTTAAAATGTTTAAATTTTTAGAAAAATGGGCGTTAGGTAGATTATTAAAAAGACTTGCAAATCAAAAGTTTAATAATCCTGATATTGTTAAAGAGGTTTGGGAAAAACATCATACTGAAATTGAAAGTAAAATTGCAGAAGCAATAAAAAGGGTTATTGTTACAATAGTACAAAAAGAAATTAATAAACGGAATTAACCGACCAAAAGAGTAGGTTGGATTAAATCAAGGGGTGCTAAGCGCACTCCTTTCTCTAAAAATTAAGGGAGTACGAAAAATGGAACACGTTCAATATCATTACAAAACAGCCTTTCAGAATATTTCAGAAGAAGATTTAATAAAATGGCTAGAATTTAATAAAACACGTCTTATTGGTAGTGCTATATTCACCTGTCAGGACAGTTTAACCTCTAAACTTGTCAGGTGGGGTGAAAGACATCTGTTTGCAAAACCGGAAGAAATTACAAAATTTGTTCCTTCTCATACAGGCTCTATTATCGAATACGCAGGGGATTTGTACATATTTGATATGAAACCGTTAAGAGCATCTGTTCAACCGCTCAAAGAGTATCTTTTATATACTAATGAGGATTATTGCTTAGTTTTGCGTGATTTTCCGCTTAATACGCAAATGTTTTCACTTAATATGCAATTTCATATCGGGGATTGGTATCCGTATATGTCGGCTTTAAGAAGTGTATTTACAAAATGGCAGACAAAAAATGCCCGTCATTGTTCGGAAATGCACATCAGGGAGCTACAAAAACAAGGAATTTATAAAGACCTCAACCCTGAAATTACACCCGATGAGTTGTTTCAAGTATTAATAAAGGGGTGGGAAAATGCATAATATAAGTCCTGAATTAATTATATCCGTTATTATACAACTTATTGCTATTGGCATTTTTATCGGAGTTTTCAAAACAACTATTGCATTTATGCAGGTACAGATAGCAGAAATAAAACAAAATCTTAAAGATGATAAACAAGAATTAAAGGAAGAAATGGCTAGATATAACAACGTTTTAGAACGTATGATAATAGTAGAACAATCAGCCAAATCTGCACATCATCGTATAGACGGAATGGAGAACAAATGAAACGAATAATAATCCATTGGACTGCCGGAGTATATAATCCGAATCAAACAGATTTTGAACATTATCATTATTTGATAACAGGTGACGGTTTGATTATCAAGGGCAAATATTCACCGGAAGATAACGAAAATTGTCAGGACGGCAAATATGCACAGCATACAGGCGGTGGTAATACAGGCTCAATCGGAGTTGCTATGTGTGGAATGTATGTCCCGAAAAATACACCGTTACAAATGACAAAATACCCCTTGACAAAAATTCAATGCGAAAAATGTTTTGATTTAATCGCAAAACTTGTAAAAGAATATAAACTGCAGATTACACCTGATACAGTTATGACACATTATGAATTTGGTTTGAAACATCCGAATACATCAAGTGCCGGGAAAATTGATATAACTTGGCTTCCTGCATATTCTCATCTGAAAGCAAATGAAATAGGCGATTTTATCCGTAACAAAGCAAAATGGTATTACAGTAAATCTTTTTCATATTCATGACCTTCATAATATAAGTACGACTCCCTCTCTTAGTTGAGAGGGATTTTTTTACTTTTTGCATAACTCTTGTAATTTAGCTTTCAGAGCCTTAAAGTTCTCTGTCGGTTCTGCTGCTTCAAATGTTTTGTATTCCTGTACTAATTTTGATGTTTTTACAGCCTGATTATTCCAATACTTTGAAACCCCCTCTTTTTCTCTGTATTGTTCAATAATCTTTGCAGCTGCTCCTGATATTTTCAGAGAGTTTACATAAGCCTTTATGTTTGTTGCTCCGTGTTTTTCTGCATACTCTGCCAATATTTGAGCATCTCTTATTTCTTCAACAACGTTTGTTCTTTTTTTGTTCTCTTTTTTTTGTTCTATATAGAAACGGTCGGAATCCGACTGTTTTAAAAATTCATTTTCCGACTGTTCAGAGGTCAGATTTTGAACTTTTAATGTCAAAAGATACTTGTTATAATTCCCCCTTATTTTACCCCTCTTAGATTTGATTATACAGCCTGTGTTAATTAAATCTTTGATTGCTTGCTTTGTTGCTGTTAATCCTATCCCTGCCATATCCGCTATAAATTCCATTGACGGAAATACAACGGCTTTATTTTCAGGATTATAACAGTCAACCAAAACCAACAATACAAGTTTTCCTGTCGGTGTCAGGTCAAAATGTTTCAAATTGTGAAGTACATTTTTTGATAATTCAAACTGTGTTACACCCTGACTGACAGCCTTTTTTGCCACTTCTCCCATAATCTCTCTCCCTCAATTTTGCATAACCAAGTTGACCGATGCCGGAGAAAGTGCTATTGTATATTTGTAGAATTTAACAGGCTTTTTCTTCGGAAAAGGTCTTTATTTTTTTATTAAGTTTTTTGTAACGATTTCCATGCCGTTACTTGTATCATGATACAGGGCATGATAAAACTATGTCAAGAGGGTTATAAACCGTTATAAACATAATAAAATACGGTTATTTACGGTAAAAGAGGGTAAAAAGATTATGGAACAAAAGCTAAATGTTGCTGAATTTGCAGCACTTGTAGGCACTACATCAAAAACTATTTACGGGAAAATCCAAAATTACGGTGAATTACCTGTTAATGAACAGTTAAGAACCGTAAGAGAAAAAGTAAAAGGGCGAGAAGTTACACTAATAGTAACCAATTCCGAGCAAATAGAATATTATAAAAATCTTTACGGTAAAAATACAGTAAATGACGGTGAATATTACGAAACATTAACAGATAATAACGGTTATAAACTTCGTGATGAATTTCAAGAACCTGTAAAAAACTTGATTTCAGAGGCTTATAATGTAGATATTTACGACAAGTTTATTACTTTCAATGAAAACTTCAATAACCGTCTTGAACAGAAAAATGCCGAGTTAATGAATGTATATAAAGAGTTATCAACCGTTAAGCAAAGTCAGTTACTTTTGGAAGATAAAGCAAGCCGAGAGGGTATGTATATCAACGAAATTAACGACCTAAAAAAAGAAAATAACCGTAATCAACTTTTAATAAAATTGTTAATTACGGTTATAGTTATGTTATTTATGGTAATTGTAGGTTATGTTACTTTCACTATCGGAGTAAATAACGGTAATTCAACACCCGAGCAAAACTCGGTAACTGAAGAAGTTAAATAATTTTTCTTTTCAAAAGTTTGTTATCTATTTTTATACCTCAATTCTTTTTTTAAAATAAACTATTACAGTTCCTGAATTATTTCCCTTTTTAGGTTTTTGTGTTTCAGGATCTATAAAAGCAATCCTGCCTTTTAAAATTTCATAATGATATTTGCCTTCTATTACTTCGTGCCAAACTTTTGTATCCATACAGTTAAGAGGTAATATCATTACACAAATAGGGCAGTTGTTATTTTGTACCTCATAATCAGCTTTTTGGATAAATTCCGCTTTTTTGCTAAAAGGCGGATTACAAAACGTTCTAGCTTGCTGCCATGATACTGTTAGTGCATCTTGTTCTTTTGTGTAATAACAATAGCATTTATGATTATCTCCGGTTGCTGCGGCATCTAATTCAAATTTAAAAATGCTATTAAGTTGAAAAAATATATTATCAGGGGTTTCAAAATCATCATTTCCCCTGCCTTTTTGGTTCATTTTCATAATATCTCCTCATACGTTTAGACGACACGCAACGATAGGTGTCTATAATGTTTATTATGTAAGAATCAATTTTTACAAACTCAAAAGGTCAAATATAACCTGATAAAAATTAATTCTCGTTTTTGACTACATCAAATGATGTATAATACTTTTTCAGTTTCTCAATCGCATTAGCTTTTATTTTCTTGTTCACTATTCTTTTTATGTCTAAATAATCGCTTAATGCTTTTATGCTTTCTTTTGTCAGCACAAAATATTTAAATTTGATTCTTTTGCCGTTGCGTTGCTTGTGTTTGTGAATTACAAACTTAAATAATGTATAATGTGATAAATAAACCTGCAGCGAATTATCACATACACCGATTATTAGTGCAAGGTCTTTTTGTGGTATTAATTTTGTCGGCATTTCTTTAACTCCCTCAACTGTTTTGCTCTTTTCTTTGCGCATTCCTTGCAATAATCAAAAACACCCTTAGATTTAAGGATGTTTTTATAAAATTCTGTTAATGGTTTTACTTCGCCGCACCGCTTACATTGTTTGTAATCCGGATGATGTTTCAGCTTGTTTATTCGTTTTCGCCGATTATATTTAATTTTGTTTTGCCGTTCTTCAAGCTCCAAATTTGTCATAACGGATATTACATAACGGTCTGTTATATTCTGCCTGTAATACTCAATTTCTTCTTCTTTAATCATTGTTCAACCTCGTTTAATAATTTTAATGCCCTTTTTGCAGGTTCTGTATCAAAATGCAAGCCTTTATAAACTTCAGGATCAACCCAAGAATTAGCATATAATTCAAGAACAGGTATTATTTTTTCTATTACATCCTCGCTATACCAAACCTTTTTGTTACCCTGAAAGTCTTTAGTTACCCACTTCATTCATCGCACTCCTCTATACTTTTATAAAGCTCAACCAATGCTTTTAAGTTCTCTTGCTGTTCTAATACCTTTGGAGCTGTTGGTAATAGTGTAGCATCATATTCTATAACTGCCCCTGCTTTTATATCTTGTGTGCCTTTAAAACACCCTTTAGGTGCCAAATATACAGGATTTTCAATATATGGTATTATATTTCTTATCCAACTTGCAACTTCGTTTTTTGTTAGTTTACTCATCTATCTTCCCCCAAAAATTCTTTAATCAATTTTTTAAGTCTGTGATTATCTATCATTTCTAATATGTATAAAAACAACAATATAAAATAACTAATAGTTAAATATTTCATTGGTTATCCTCCTGTAATTTAAACAATGGCATCGCAATTTTCTCATAATAATCCTTTATAAGTTTTTGAGCATTTTCATCAATTTTATATTTTCTGCCATAAGTTTCAATAAATCTATTTCTTGCCATAAGTTCGTGTTGTATAGAAAAATCATTTATTTCTTTGCCGTAAACGGCAACATCTATTAAATTTCTTAAATGTATGCTCAAATATTCTACTTGCGTTAGTGTTAAATATTCTAATTCACTTCTCATTGGTTTGCTCCTTTATTTCTTTCTTATTCTTTCAATCACATTTACCACACCTACAAGAAATATTGCTAATACTCCGCAAGTTATAGTAAAGGCTATCATCCACAATAAAAAATCACATAAACTACCTTCATAGCATCCGCCTATCATCCTACCTCTCGCTTTCTAATAGTTCTTTGTTTTCGTATATTCTTCTCCTAACAGTATCCCAAGAACAACCATATATTTGAGCAATTTGGTTTATTGATAAGCCTTGTTTAATATATTCGCTTAATTGTGGCATATCAACTCTCTTTTTTAATTTCATTCCTTTTCTTTTTCTGTTTGCTTCTGATATTTTTTTACGATGTTCTTTTGTTAATTTTTTTTCTTTATTGTGATAAGATTGATGTTTTTTACTATCAATTAACTCTAAATTATCTATATCTGCATTTAATTTATTCCCGTCAATATGATGTACATAATAATTTGTATCAATATCAGATTGTAACTTATACATCATCAATAAACGGTGAATATGTATTTTTTTATCATAAATTGATATTGCAGGATAATTACTATGTATATAAATTACCCGTTTTGAATATAAAGGTTTAGTGCAATACCAAAACATTGCTTTTTTCAATAATTCATAATCAACAATACAATTACAACTGTTAATAAATTCAATTTCTTTTTGTGTTTTTATCATACAAATCTCCTTTTGATAATATTTTAACACAAAATATCTCAATTTTCAATCAAATGACTATCTTGATATATGTTGCCAATTACTTCAAGTTCATTTTGTTCTTCTGCTTCAACAAGTTCATACCAATGTAAATCACCCTCACAAGCTAAGCAACCATAATCTTTTACTTTGAGTTGAAAACATTTACACTCATCGCAGTATTCAATATAACCGTGATAAATACCACCTAATATATCCCCCTCATAAATCAGTTTACCGTTCTTGTCTTTTAATCCTGTGCATTGCATAAAAACAAGACCATTCCCTATATGGTCATAAGGCAAAGGTGCAATGTCTCCATCAAAGCAAACTTGTTGTTTTATACATTCATATATTCCATCTACATTTTGCCAATTTTCAGGTTCTACCATTTTATTAGCATATTTATTAAAATATCTAAACTTAAATCTATCGTTCATTCTTCCTCCGCTTTGGTTATAAGGTCTAAAATATCTTTTATCATCCTTTTATAATCATCTATTCCTATAGAGTTATATTCGTTTTCATAATCGCATATTACTTTTATCTCTTGTAAAGTTGCATAGAGTACAATATTCTTTCTCATTACATTATTCTTTTGTTTTAGTAGTCGCTCATTCTCAGCTTTAATTTCAATAGATTTATCAAGAGCATCTTTCTCATGGGTTAGCGATTCCATTAAGCAATTGTTCAGCCGTTCAATCTCAGCTTTGAGTTCTGCATAATCTTTTGTTTCTTGCTCGTTAATTGCAGCATACTTTTTAATTTTCTCTTTCAGTTCGACGTTTTCTCTCTGCAAATCTTTGTTTTGTATTTTTAATCCGTTATTTTGAGCCTTTAAAAGTTTTATTTCGTTCAAATCTTTTTCGCTTAACATTCTTCATCATCCTTTCCGGGTTTGCCAAATTTGGCATATAACATAAGTACATAACTTTTTGCGTTGCATTGCTCTTTTAAATCATCCGGAATGTATGAGCAATTTTCACAAACGCAATTTATGCTGAAGCATTGGCGAGTTAAGTTCGTCCACCTGCGTGCGTTTGCAGTAGGCAAATTATTTAATTTCATCTTGCCCATATCATTCACCCAAACCTATTACCATTGTGATAATATGCCCTACAATAAAGCCTATGCCTAAGCCTAATAAAAATGTTCCTATCATAATTTATTTGCTCCCAATACTAATTGCTCTACTTTTACATAAGGTTTTTGGCTGATTTCTTCCAATTCTTTTAAAGCTTGTCGGTTCCAATACAAAACTTTATCCTTATATTTGCTCTGTTTTTCTGTTTCATAGTCAGCTTCAAACCAAAAGCACTCTTGAATAATCTCCGACCACTTCCATTTTTCAATGTATCGTAATACTAAAATTTTGCGGTACTCTTGCCGCTTGATTCTTGCAATTTGGGTAATAATAATTTGCTTTTCAGGTTTTAGCCATTGTTCGTATTCAAGCATTTTTGCATTAATTTTTTGCAAAGCTATGGTAAATCGTTCCTGTTCCGAGAGTTTTTGCCCGTTACCGGATGTAACTTTTATTTTTGAATAATCAACCCCCGACAATCCTAAACGTTTTTCGAGTTTGTATTTTTGATTCTTTAAATCCTGATACTCTCTCATTACCGCTCCGAAATCATCAAGTCGTTGAATCGTTATCGGTTCGTAATTCATTTGTTTTGCTCCCTGTAAATTGCAAGTTAATTACAAAATCTTATTTTGATAAGCCCATGCTATTAAATGCGCTCTGTTTTGCGTTCCTGTTTTATTAAACATCTTGTACAAATCGCCATGAATAACAGATATGCTCAGCTTTAAATCTAATGCAATATCTGCTGATGTATAGCCTGAAGCTATGCATTCTAAAATGTATTTATCTCTGTCTGTAATTTCAATTTTTCTCTTTTTCTCTTTTATTTTCTTATTAATCATATTTCTATATTCCTAATTTCTGTTGTTTACTCGTTGTATCATTCCACTGTGTGTAATCTTTCATTTCGGTTATTTTGACCTCAATTCGGGGGCGGATTTTATCGTAAAAAACCCTGCTCCCGTCATGAGATGCAATAATATCCCTGTTATCGTCTAAGATAAACCCCGATTTTACGGCGGTGTCGTCTATTGCTTCAAGAAGGTTTGTCAGATCATATTTCAATCTTTTTGAAACATAAAACTCAACCGCCATATTTACGGGATAGTTTATAACCCCCGCTTGTCCTTTTACCTGATAAAAGAACGGTAAACACTCTTTTTCAAATTCCTGATACTGTTTTGACGGTATCGGAATATGTCGGGTTTTTCCGTACTTTGTTTTTATCGGAATAATCTGTTGATTATTTTTCTTTGTAACCGGATGCACGGGAATTATAAACTCTATCTTCATATCTTCTCCTTCGTTAATTTTCAACTAAAAATATTCCTGTTTTTATTTCCGCATAAATAAAGGGTTCTAACCTAATTTATTGAAAAATTAAACAAAAAATCGCACATTTTTTCGCCATAAATGTTAAATTTTTAGTAGAAAATATTCCTTATTTTTATTACTAAAAAATGTAAGCTATTTTGTGTTATCCACAATCAAGCTCATTTGTTTTGTTCTGGTGTCGCCGTTCATATATGCTTTTGCGGCTTTGATTATTTTGTGCAAAAGTTCTTCGTGTTTGCCTGAAATTGCTACCGTATTTTCGGAAAATTCAGGCTTGTAAATCGGAAATTTTGAATAATTGAGATTAAGAACGTGTCCGTTATCGTCAAAAGTCCAAATCACAAAAAATGACGCATCTGACAAAAAGCCCGATTTGTCATAATAAAATTGAATGTGATTAAGTTTCAATGCAGGTAATTCTTTTTTAAGCTGCGGATTGATTTCTACTACAATTTGTAGTGCGCTGTTCCACAACTCTTTAAATTCTCCCGTAACTTCATCCTTTACATTAAAGTTCCCATCTTGAACTCTAAAATCGTTTTCATCTGACAACGTAATCAAAGCCCTGTTGTCTTTCATTTTGATTTGTTTAATAAACAAACCTGTAACATTGTTTGTACTGTCCTGTTTTTCTTTTAGTGCTGTTGGCATTTTTAAGCTCCTTTCTTTTTACTGTCATTCTGAATTTATTTCAGAATCTATTTCAATAATTTTTCTTTTAATTTTTTAAATTTCTCGAACTCTTTAAGATTTTCCTCCTCGTTAATTTCTTCAATTTCGGGCGGAATTTTTTCCGCTTGTAATTTCTTTTGAGCTTCTAAATTTTCAATCCTCAATTTTTCTTCTTTGAGAATGTCAATGTAATCACCGTTTTTAATCATTGCATTGACATAAGCTCTTACACTCGACTTGGCAAGTTTTTTTCTTTTTACATAATTAGTTAAAATCTCTCTCTCATCTTTTGTAATTTTTTCTTTATTAGAGAGAGAGATATTATATATATTATTATCTATATTATTTATATTATTAGTTGTTGTCGTTTTGCATGACGTTTGAATGTCGTTTGCTTGTCGTTTTACTTTGTCGTTTGCTTGATATAGATTATAATTTTTTACGGTTATTATTGAATATCGGCTTGTCGTTTGTATGTCAATCTCTTGTGTCATTTGCAAATTTTTTAAAGCCGTTCTTGTTTGTCGCAATGTCAAACCGTTAGCTGTAGCAAGCTTTTCAAGTGATGTTACAAACTGCCCTCTTTTAATTTTTAAATCTCGCCAATCTTTTACTTTGTTATTTGCCATTAAAAGACAATGAATAAAAATAACTTTAGTATTAGGGTTGTCGTACCATTCCCACTCTAATAATTGGCGGAATAATCTCAAATAACCTCTTGATATATCCATTTTTCTATTCCTATAATTGTTTCCAAAGAAAATCTGAAATCATTTGTAATACTCTTTGTTCTGCAAGCATTTCTTCAAACTTCCAAGCCCTTGATTCATAACCTGATTTTTCGTGCAGTTTTTCGCATTTTTTATCGCACCTGTCAAGATAGATTTTTATAAATTCAATATCATCTTTCATTTTCTATTCCTTTTTAAAAAGCCCCTTTCGGGGCTCTGTGTTATTCCTCGAAATTGTTAAGCGGATCAGAATTTTCTATAACCTGTTCGTTTTCTTCCTCGCTATGCGGTAACGGTTTCACATCTTGAATATCATCATTTGAATTGTCAACAAAATTTGCGTTTCCGTTATCATCAATTATTCCCATATCGTGAGTTATTGCGGTTTGAAAATCTATTGACATAATGCCCCATTTGCTAATCAACTGTCTTAACAAAGTTTTAAAAGCCATTGCATCAAAATCTTTGCTCCAAAAAGACATCTTCCAACCTTTTTTGATATCGGTTTTGTAGGCTTGGGAATACGTCAATGCGTGCTGTTCCATTTTTTCCTTAGTCCAATAAATTGATTTTCTAAATCCGTTTAAAAGTTCAAAATACGCAAAGTATCCGACAATTGGCAGCTTTAATCTTTCGTTATCGTTTTCGATAAATTCAATTCGAGGCTTGCCTGTAAATGTATCTTTGCCTTTATATTCTCCTTGTCTTACTTCGATAACGTCTAAATCTCTATACTGTCCTGAACGCATTGCAAGCTGAATATATCCTTTATATCCGATTTGGAATTGTGCAACTTTACGACCGTTTTTATTGTCATTAAAAGGTACTATATAAAACTGTCCTAATTGCGGACTAGGTGATAATTTCAAACTTTCACCCAATAATGCACTTGATAATATTGTTGAATGCTCACATTCTGCAATTGCCGGATTATTACTTACAAGAGAAATTAAACTTGTAATAAATTTATTCCCTGCAGGTCCTGCAATCATTTGATTAACTTTTGTCTTAACCGCATCGCTTGTTAAGAATGTTGAAAATGTTGATTTCTTTGCAACTAAACTGTTTTGTACCATAATTAAATACCTCCATAAGTTATATTGTTATCTTTCATATATTGCCCTAAGCTGATAAGCTGTTCTTTTGTGCCTTTTACCCAAAATTTACGTTCATAAATCTTTGGGGTTTCTGTTTCTTCTTTCATTTCAAGATTAATCGGTTCGGGTTCTTTTAGTGTTTCCGGCGGAACTTGCACGCTGTATTCTTCTAATTTTTTTTCTAATTCTTCAAGCCTGTTTTTTTCTTGAATTGCCAATCCAAAATTGAATGACTGCAAATATACATTCTTTACTTGTAATTCAATCTCTTTTGGTAACTTCATTTCATCCAGCGTTTTAAGTTCATCTGTAATCTGATCGAACATCGTTTGAAGCTCAACCCTAATTTTATTCATTTTATAAGTTGCATTTTTCCATTGTTCGATAAATATTTTTTCAAGCGGGATAATTTCTGTATATCCTGCAAAAATACCGTTGTAGCTTTCTTTGATTTCATCTAACTTTTTAGCTATTCGATTTTCTTCAAAAATCTTTAACTGTGTATCAATTACCCCGATAGGTTCATCAATTAATTTTGTTAATTCCTTTACTTTCAACTCAAAATCTTCATAAGGTTTCAAGCAAAGTTTCTTGATTTCTTTTCTGCGTGTTTCGATAGCTTCACGGAATTTATTCAATCCCGCTTTTGTTTCTTTAGCATCCTTAACGGTTTCTTCCGTAAAAGTCAAATTCTGATACTTTTCAAGTCGATTAATTAATTCTGTTTTGATTTCTTCAAAATTAAATTCAATCGTCTGTAAAAATCCGCTATCATCATGCGGATTAATGATTTTAAATTCCATAATCTTCCTTTCTATATCTCCGGCAATCTCAACGGCGGCTCTTTGTCGTTTTCGATATACCAATAAAACTTGATTTCTTCGTTTATTAAATATTCGATATCTTCTTTGTATTTTTCTCTGTCAAAATGATAATGTTTAGTTGTATGTATGACTTCTTCGTTTTCATCATAGTGTTTTATTTGTGCTTTAAGTTTGCAAAATTTATATTCTGTATCTATCGCAAAATAATGCAGAACTTGACAAAAATAATTGTCCGGAACTCGATTATTCCATTTTTGCCAATCTTTTTGTTGTCTGATTTCCGTTGTTTTGATTTCTAAAAGTCCGTATTTATAAGGTGTTCCTATTTCAGTTAATTCGCCGTCAAAAGTTCCCCGAATAAAATCATATTGACTGTTACAATGAACATCATATGGTCTGTAATTTAAAACATATTGCGGATAGTCAAGCATAAAAATTTGTCTTAGCGGTTCTTCAGCTTTTTTGCCATACATGACAGCTTCAACATTCGCTAAATCATCAGATTTTTTTCTGCCTGTTTTTTCTCGCCATAAATCAAGATTAGATTTATAAGGGTTTTTGCCGATAATTGCAGCTGCATCGCTTCCGCCAATCCCTTTACTTCTGGTTTTTAGCCAGTCGTTCGGATTTTCAATTTTTATAATGTTATGCATTTTTCAAACCCTTTTCATATTTTTGTACCAAATCTTCCAAGAACTCTTTTTTAAATTGTTCTTCTAATTCCATATCTTTTTGAGCTTCGATTTCAGACACGTCAAGCCGTAAGAAATTGTCTTCTGATGCCATTTCGGTAACTCCTTTTTATAATTATTTTCAAACTTGATTCTTAGCTTTTCGATTGCCAAATAATCAACAATTGATTGTGTAAAATCGTTGTATGTCATCCAAAAATTGATTATTACTGCAGCTTCATTCGGATGTAATTCAAATGCCTGCAATACTCTAATCGGTGTATGCTTGCCCTCATAAATTTGTTGAGCAAGTGTTATATACTCTCTCTTTTGTTGTTCCGTAATCATTCTAAAACCCCCGTAATTATCCACCACATTAACGGCGCAAAAAATGCCGCCGTTGCAAAAAATTCTTGTATCGTTTCTTTTTGCATAATTTAATCCTTTCTTTTAAGAAAAGAAGCGCCGGAGAGGGTGGCGCTCCCAAAAACATCATAGGGGTGATGTCAAAATTTGTAAGTCCTAGGAAAAAGGGCGGCAGATTATGTCACATAAAACAGAAATTGAGAAAACCGCCCTAAGATATTATTCATATTTCGGATAGTAAAAATTTGTAAGAAATAACCCCGATTTTTAAAGTTTTATCTTTTTATGATAAATAACACTATCCGACTATTAAAAATTAACTGTGGGGGATTTGGAATATTATAAATTTGCTTTTTTGTTGCGATGATATTCTCTTAATTTTTCAGCACCAATAATTTTTAATTTTGCCATACGTTCATCAATTCTTTTTTGTTCTTCCGGTGTTCGATTTTTTTGGGGGGTTTGTGAAGCATAGTCAATGCCTTTTTCCTCCGCACATTTCGGACAGAAACGCCATTGAGGAGGTATGTCCTGAACATTTGTGTAATCCTCAGCTATAAATGCACATTTACATTTTTTACAAGTATGTGTAACGTAATCCATAATTCTACCCTCCTATTTTAACAAAAAAGTCTTATGGCAACCCTCCGAAAACTTTCAGAGGGCTGATTAAAACTTTTTCCTTATCCTGTGCTTATACTTGGAACTGTTTACTAGTCGTCAGTCGAAATAAGATAAGATTATTTCCGACGCAGTTCGCTAAGTCGTCTTATGTCTTATTAAGTTTTCAAAGTACAATTTTCTGCATAGCCGAGCGCAGCCTTATAACAGGCTCATTTGACCCTTTTTAAAACTACGACCCGAAATATTTGTTAAGTTCTTTGTTACTCCAACTTCTGTAATAGCCTTATCTACCGCTTATTTATACTAGGTCGCCTCTAGTCGCTTTACATTAGTTTAAATTACTCTTGAACTTTTTTGTCAGTTGGTTTATTTTGTTAATTACTTTTAATATTTCCTACTGACAAAATTATTATACAAAAAGTAATATTACTTTGTCAAGTAATTTATTAAAATATCTTACAAAGTCATATAAATGGAGTAAAAATGCAGGATTTACAAGAAAAAATTGATTTGGAAAAGTTAAGATTTGAAAACAACCGCATGACACAACAAGAACTTGGGAATTTGCTTGGTGTATCTAAGCAGCATATAAGTTCTATTGAAAAAGGAAAAGCTACTTTAACTCCAAAAAATTTACAGAAATTAAAAGATGCCGGATTAATTACTTTACAAAGTCAAGTGAATGATTGTACGACAATCCCTGTTCGGGGTGATGTTTATGCTTCTATGGGTTCCGGAATAACCGTATATAATGAAAATCAAACGGCGACATATCAAATTAGTAATAAATTAGCATCTGACATTGGAGTAAATCTTAAAAATACAGAAATGATTTTTGCATCCGGCGATAGTATGGAGCCAACCATTATGGGCGGTGATAGTCTTTTGGTTGATAAATCAAAAACCGAAATTTATGACGGTCGGATTTATTGTGTAAGGATTGACGGACAACTTTATGCAAAACGATTACAAAAATTGCCGCCTAATAAAGTAAAAGTTGTTTCGGATAATGAACAAAAATATGATCCGTTTTATGTGGATTTTTCAAAAGATATTAACTTTGATTTTGCCGTAATAGGTGAAATCAGATGGTGGGGCAGAGTAGCAAAATAGAAAGGTAGGTTATAATGTATCAAGTATTAGCTATTATTATGATGATTGCGGGATTTGTAGTAATTTTTAATGGAATTACTGTCATCGCAGAAAGTTCTATACATCAAATTTATGCACAGTTATTAAATTTAACAGGTTCAATTTTGTTGTTAGGCGGCACAATTCTTTCTGTCATATCCTGCATATATTCTGAAATTAAAAAGAAAAATAAATCTGAAATTGTAAAAGATGATAGTATAAAGGAGTAAACTATGAAGAAAATTTTCTTGTTGATATTAATGTGTTTTATTACTTTATCAGCATTTGCAATTGAATATAAACCTTTAACAGATATTGAAAAACAAAATATGGATAATTTTATAAGTAGTAAATTAAAAGATAAATATTTGTGGGTTAACAAAGACGGTATTTCTGCAATTGGCGAAAAGTTTAAAAATGAAACATACTATATGAAAGGGTTTAAAAATTTTGACAGAGTAAAAGTTATTGGAATATCAACGGGAAATGCTGATTGTAAAAAAGTTAAGAACCAATTATGTACATATAAAGTTACTTTTCAAAATGATAGAGGTATAATTGAAATCATGCCAATATTAACAATATATGAGCCTGATACAAAAAAATATGATTTATTTTATTCTGCTATTCCTGACCCAGAAAAAGATATACAATTTACATTTTTCTTAGAAAAAGACCCTTTAAATTAAAATTTAAGTTATTCACTTGTCTAATATCTTTTTTGCGGAATTATCATTAAACTATTTATAAAAACATAGTTTATAATGATAATATGAGAAAGATTATTTTATTACTAATGTGCATAATTTGCACAATGCCGGTACAGGCAAAACATTTGCATAAGGAATCAGAATACCAAGCCTATTGGTGCAATGCAAAAGGCGGTCAAATGGAATATGTCTTAAATGACAAAGCGAGGGTCGATTGCTTACTTCCTGACATGGCGGTCGAATTTGATTTCGCTAACAAATGGGCAGAATGTATCGGACAAGCCCTATACTACGGACAAAAAACAAACCGCATCCCTGCTTGTGTTCTTATTGTCGAAAATCCGACAAAAGATTTTAAGTATGTTAAAAGATTGCGTTATGCAGTCTATAACAAAAAGAAAATACCGGAATTTAAGACATTTACAATCAAACCTTATCAGATTGAAAAATAGAATATTTTAGCTCTGTTTTATATCGTATAGTAGTAAAATTTATTCACACCTTTTCGCACTTGTTTTCACCTGAAAATGACGTTAATATTAGAATGTCAAAAACTTGGTTGCTCGCGTTAAACGGGTACGCACGGCAAGACTGACCATCTTGACCGTTCGCCCTCTGCTCGCAATCCGCAATGTGAAAAATTTAACTTAAGGATTTCAGCTATTCTATAAGCTCCCGAACGGGGGCTTTTTTTATGAGGTTTTATGGCAAAATGCACTCCTTGGAACAAAATTAAAAAGGAATATCTTGAGGGGGTTACACCTAAAGAACTTGCTTTAAAATATAAGATTAAAGCGAAAAGTATTTCAGATAAGGCGACGAAAGAAAAATGGACCATTGAAAAATCGCAAATTTGCGCAAATCTTCTGCAAAATACAGAGGATAGAATAAAAGGCTTAACTAATAAGGCTTTTAATGCACTTGAACAAGTTTTGGATGATGAAAATGCCGAATACAAAGACAAAGTCGCAGCCGCTAAAGCAATAATTGATGTTAGCGGATTGAAAAAAGATAAACACGAGGTAGAAAACAAAACACCTCTTATTGTTGTTGAGGATGATAAACACAGACAAATGCTTGAAAATTTATGACATTAACTCTGACAAAAGTATTTGATTATAATTATGATGCGTATAAATCCGGCAAAAGATACATTATAAATCAAGGTGGTACATCCTCAAGCAAAACATTCTCAACACTTCAATTATTAACGGCAATCGCTCAAAAATACCCAAAACACATTGATATTGTCGGTTTATCCGTTCCGCATCTTAAATCAGGTGTATTAAACGATATGCCTACAGTATTTGAGCAATTTGGCTTGAATTGGCATCTGATGTTCAATAAAGCCGATAAATATGTCGAATTTCCAAGCGACGGTACATTGCAATTTATCGCATTTGATAATATCGGAAAAGCTCACGGCGGCAGACGTGATATTCTTTACTTAAACGAAGCAAATCACCTTAATTACAATATTGTAGAACAATTAATGGTGCGTACTCGCGATTGCATCTTTATTGACTACAACCCGACAAACGCTTTTTGGGTGCATAAAAAATTGCAGGTTGAAGAACCGGAAAAAACAATTTTAATAAAATCGACATACAAAGACAATCAATACTTAGAACAAAGTATCATTGACAGTATCGAAAGCCGAAAAGGCGACGGAAACAATAATTTTTGGAGAGTTTACGGATTAGGCGAATTAGGTATCGCTGAGGGCTTAGTCTTTAACAACTTTGAGCAAAAAGAATTTGATAAAAAACGGTTTGCAAATTATTTGTATGGTGTTGACTGGGGATTTTCTAATGCTCCGTTTGCATTTGTGGAGTGCGCAATAGAACAAAACACATTATATATTTGCAATGAGGTTTACTCAAAATCATTACATAATAAGCAAGCCGCTGAACTTATAAGACCATATTGTAATCGCTCTTTAGTTATTTGCGATAGTGCAGAACCTAAAAGCATTGCAGAGTTTCAAAGTTTAGGCATTAATGCAATAGCCACAAAAAAAGGCAAAGGAAGTATTGAATCCGGCATAAAATACATTCAGCAATTTGATAAAGTTATAATACATCCGGATTGCAGAAATACTTTTGATGAATTTTGTAATTATCAATGGAAGCAGGACAAAAACGGCGACAATATGCCGATGCCGATTGATAATTTTAACCACGCAATAGATGCACTGAGATACGCACTTGAAAACAATATGAATTATAGCAGAACACAAATAATAGGAATGAGGCCATTTTAATGTTAATCAAAAACTTAAATTTATACATAAATGAAAAGAATATTACGACAATAATGCCGATTGTTACCGAAAAATCCTACGGCTTAGCGATAAACGGTATTAATTATAAGTTTGGTGAATATTTTGGAGCGGATAAAGAACTCCAAAAAGCAAAATTAGGCAAAATGAAAGCCTTGCAAACACAAATTATAAAGAAAATTGAGGGTAAATAATGATTGATTTATTTTCCGTAAAACTTAATAACACTTATGATGAAATCGGCGCTACTCCGACAATCGAAAACGGCACGTTTCTTTGTGATACGACGGGCGAAAACTATACTCGTGGATATTCTTATCAAATCACAAATGGCAATGCTGAAAGAATAGAAGCAACACAGGATTATAAAATCAAAAATGCTATCTATCCGACCATACATAGTGTTTGCGAGTGGCTTAATAATTGGTTTTATCCGAGAATAAAACATCCTTGTGGTACATATATAAATCCACCGATTTGTGATGAAAATATAAAAACAGGTGATTTATTACATGCTTATTATTGCAAGGATAATTTTATAGGTTATGCAACCGTTACGGACGGTGTTATAACACTTGATAATCCGTTGTTTAATCCCGATATTGATTATACATACTTCATTATGGCAATTCCGCAGGATTTTGAACTTGCAATAAGTCAGATGATTTTTTATGACGTGTTCACTCGTGGAACGGTTGACGGGTTGAAGTCTGAAAGTGTCGGGAATTACAGTTACACAAAAGATGATGTAACAGTAGGCACTTTGGCTTATCCAAAAGCACTTATAAGCGGTTTGGAAGCGAATTATCGTAAATTGAGGTTTGTACAATGAGCCTTGAAAAATATTACCACAAAATCTATATTTTACGGTTTGACAAGGGCGGGTTTGGAGTTCCGAGCGGTTATAAAGTCATTGGGGATTTTCAAGGATTGGTTCAAGTGCCAAGTAACTCAAATACTTTCAACAACGGCAAAGATACATCATCAGTTGCAGGGGTTCTATTCTGCCCTGTTAATGTCAAGTTTGAAAGTAAAGACATTATAGAGGATAACGGTTTAAAATACATTATTTCAGGACAAAATACGCAGGTTAGCGGTGTTGCAGGGATAACTCCAAAAAGAGGGCAACACGCAGAGTATAGGCTTGAATGGGCGCAAGAGGGAATATAATTTGTCAACTCAAGAAAATTTAAACTTTGTCAAACATACGAATTATAAGCTGTTTGGCAGGGTTATTTTTAGCAAAGAAGAAATATACACAGAGGTTTCATCAGAGGGTGAGCCGTTTAAAATAATCGTTAATCAGGATTACTTTAATAAGGAATTTGATATTGGCAAGAACAAAGGTAACGATAAAACAGCCTGATTTTAGCAAGTGGAAAAGTGCAATACAAGATTTAACCGTAAAAACAGGTTTAAAAATTGAAGAAACCGCAAAAGAAAACGCGCCTGTCGATAGTGGCAATTACAGAAGTGAAATCAATTATGACGGCGCAAACGAAGTAATCGCAAGAGCGAAGTATTCCGCTGCTATTGAGTACGGTTTTGACAATTACGAAGAAAACGTAAAAGAACATGAAAGAGTAATATCTCAGGCATTTGGCAAGCCGATTACTCCAAAAGTTGTAACAGTCAAAGCACATACAAGAACAATGAACAGAAAGCCGAACCCTGTAATGCGTAATGCAGCGGCAAAGGTACAAAAAGAAATTCCGCAAATTTGGAAAGAAGTACAAAGGGAGAATGGGTTGTAGAACCCCTTCCCTAACCCTTCCCCATAAGGAGCAGGGAATGAGTTTTATTATGTTTGAACAAGAATTATTAAACGAAATATCGAATAATTTTAGCGTTGATGGGTTTGATATAACAATCGGTTTTGGGGAAGTTCCCGAAAGTACAAAAGCCCCGTATATTGTTATGTTCCCTTTGAATAATGACGGCACACGTCAGGTATTATGCGATATTGACGATTACACGGACGGCAGAACTTCAATACAATTCAGCATTTATGATGTCGATTATTCAAATGCGTGTTATATCGGCAGGCAATTAGACATATTTCTTGCAAATCTTAAATATTTACCAAGTTACAGGATTTTACTCAATAACAATGAAGTAATACGAGGATTTAATACCGTTAATAACGGTTTAACACTCGAAACAGTTACAAGATTGTTTACATATCATAAAAAAGGAGAAAATTAAAATGGCAGAAAGAAAAAGACTTATCGGAAAAGACGGAAAAGTTTACAGAGGTGTAAAAGGTGCGGAAGTTACAGGAAACGGCACAAAAGTATTAACAAAAGGTGCGTTTTATGTACCGACAGCAATTGCAACTGCTGATTCAGGATTTCCAACAGGTGTAAAAGTTGGCAGAGTGTTTGTTGGCGACGGTGTTTCAGCTCCGACAGCAGATGACAAATACATCGAATTAACATTGATTTCTCAATGCGATGTAACTTCGGCATCTGTTGAATTTGATAACGATGAAATAGACGTTACAACTTTATGCGACGAAATCAAAAAATATCGTTCAGGTTTTACCGATGCAAGCGGTTCTATTGAGGGCATTACAACTCTTGATTTAACTGAAAGTACAATATCTAAATTTGTATCAGTACAAAAACAAGATAACACCGGAGCAATTACTACTATTGAAAAAAATGATGATGTATTGATTTTGGCACTTGAATTAAACAAAATTGATAATTCTGATGCTGATCGTGCGATTTTCTTCACACCTGCAGTATTGAACGGTTACAATTTGGAAGTTGCAATTGAAGATGCTCAAACATTTACATCTGATTTCAGAATTGCACAGGATAACGAAATACAACCTGTATTAGTTGAAGCAGACAAAGCATTATTTGCAGCATTGGGGGCTTAATGAGATTACAAATCGCACAAAACAATGAATTTATTGAGGTTATTCCCTCTATTTACAAAGATATGGAAAAACCGCCGAAATTCATTTTTAGAAGTCCGAACTCTCAAGACTGCTTAAACTTTATATTTGGCGGTAACAATATATTTGAGGCAGTTTGTAACTGTTTTGTAGGGTTTGAAAACAAAATTGAACTCTACAACGGCGACAAAGAAATCAAATACAACGATTACAGAGAGTTTGTGAATGTCGGTTTATCGGGTGATATTGCCTTAATTCATAATGAATGTATGAACGCAATCGCAAAACGATTAACTTCAATGATGAGTGAGGCACAAAAGACCGAAAAAAAGTTGCAATCGCCTACGAACTCTACCAAAAAGGAGCAAGAGGACAAACCGACTACCCAAAACGGCTAAAAAATAAAAGGACAATAGCGGGTAATGCTAAAAATCCTATCGCTATTGATACTTACGAAAACTTATATAAATGTCTTGATGATGAATTTTATCGGGTTTTAGGCATTTATTCGTGGTTTAAATCGGGGATAGTTCATATAGATGTTTCTGACCTGCCGTATAACATTGCGGTGGGTTTGAAATATCTGATTGATTACAATGAAGCGGCGAAACTGAGGATATTTTAATGGCTAATTCAGACGGACAAGTACGCATAATAATTGATACAAACGCAAATGAAGCTGTTAAGGCACTTAATGACACTTCAAAAGCTTTTGACAATTCGGCTAAAAAAGCACGAGAAGCAGCTACGGTTTACGGACAATTTGAGCAGGAAAATACTCAACTTGTTGAAAAATTAAGAGAAATTGCACTTGCAGGCGGACAAAACGGTAACGAATTTAAAAGACTTGCAGGCATTTATCGTGAAAATAAAAAAGCACTTGAAGAAGCTGACAGTGCAGTTCAAAAAGCCACAGGCGGATTGCGTAATCAACAAAGCGGAATATCAAGCCTTATGGGTGCCGCAAGAGGTCTTATTGGCGGTTATTTTGGCATACAAGGAGCGATAAAAGCACTTAATTTCTCAATGGAAAGTGTCGATGCGTACAGAGTTCAGGAAAGAGCAATTGCAAGTTTAAATACGACATTACAAAATGCGGGTGTTTATTCTGCCGAATATTCCGCAAAAATTCAAGAATTAGCAAGCTCAATTCAAAGTTATTCAAATTTCGGCGATGAAGCTATTATAAAGGCACAGGCATTAGGACAGTCTTTTGCGGGGCAAGTTCCGTTTACCGAAAATGCGACAAAGGCGGTTGTTGATTTCGCAGCTGCGACAGGTATGGATTTGGAACAGGCTTTTACATTATTTGGTAAGTCTATCGGCTCAAGTACAAATGCATTAGGTCGTTATGGTGTAGAACTCCAAAAAGGAATGACCGAAAGCCAAAAAATGGAAGCCATTACAAAACAATTAGGCGACCGTTACAAAGGGCAAGCTAAACAAATGGCTGATGCCGGAACTCAGCTTAAAAATTCAATAGGTGATATGAAAGAGGCTTTTGGCAGTATTCTTAACGGATATGTTACAAATTGGCAAGGCGGCATGAATAAAATGGTACAAGCTACAACCAATTTTATTAATTCAATAAGAATAATGCACTCCGAAGTAAGCAATCTTTCAACTTCGGACCTTGAAAAAAGATATAATAAAAATGCACAAAAAATAGCAGCTTACGAGGCGAGTGCATCTAGGGGTATGAGTTATGCGGCTTTGAAACGTGAAGCAGCACTAAAAGCAGAAAATAACCTTATTCTTGAGCAAATAAAATATATCAGACAAAGGCAAAATGTATCGTCTAACGTAAAACCTGTTAAATTTTCTGATGAAACATTTACAGGCGGGGCTATATCGACCGCTACAACAAAAAGTGCGGGCGGTTCTTCCAATGCTCGACAGATGAAAGATGATTACGAAAAATTGCAGGCATCTGTTCAAGCGGCAAGACGTGAAATTGAACTTGCAGCAATCGCTCACGGTACATCATCGAATGAAGTTCAGCAAGCTTTTACAAAATATAATCAATTAAATACCCAATTAAGCAGTATAAATGCGCTCTTTGACACTCAAACCGTAAAAGTTGAACAGCAAAAAGGCGCATATCAGCTACTTAATGATAATGTTACATCTTTAACCGCAAAATTAAGAGATTTGGCGGCTGAAAATCAAGTCGGTTCAACTGAATGGGTAAATTACAAAACGCAATTACAAGAGGCACAAGCTGAACTTGATAACGTAAACAAGGCTTTAACCGATAACGGTGTTAAAATTGACGGAATAGCTAAAAGCATTTCATCTCAATTATCAAGCGGATTAGTAAATGCGTTAAGAAATGGCGGAAATGCGTTTGATGCGTTTTCAAGTCTTGCATCTTCCGCATTACAAAAAATACTTGATAAAATGCTTGAAATGGCAGTTATTACACCTATTTTAAACGCATTTACCGGCGGTATAGGCGGTTCTTTATTTTCATTTTTGGGATTTAAAGACGGCGGAGCATTCCAAAACGGCAATGTTATCCCATTTGCAAAGGGCGGTGTTGTTAATAAACCGACAATATTTCCTATGGCAAACGGCGGAACAGGATTAATGGGTGAAGCAGGAGCCGAAGCCGTTATGCCGTTAAGGCGTATGTCAAACGGTCGCTTAGGTGTTGAAGCATCAAGCGAAAACGGAAAAGCCGTTCAGGTGAATATCTATAATCAAAGTAATTCACAGGTCGAAACAAGACAACGCAATGACGGCGGAATGGATATTATCATAAAACGTGTTAATGAGGCTTTAATGAATGAAAGAACATCATCAGGTTTTAGAGCAGCTTATCAACGTGAAGATAGAAAAGGATTACAGGCAGTATGACGGTAATTAAAGAATGGACTTGGGGCGGAATTTTAGCTGAGGGGTTTTCAAACCAACCGCAAAAAGGTTTTGTTCAGGTTGAACCCGATGCCGGAGTTCCGTTTAAGCGTCAAACATTTACGGACATTCAGGATCTTGCAACGTGCCGATTTACTCTTAACCGTGAAAAATATCTTGAATTTATGTCTTGGTATAAACATGATATTGAACAGGGTACAATTCCTTTTTATATCTATGACTGCCGATACAAAATGAAACGTATTGCCCGAATTGTCGGCGATGTTCCAAACTATAACACTAATTCAAAATACTATGATTTGAATATCACAATAGCATTTGACAGCGGGTATATTTACCACGATGCGTATTTGATAGTAAATGAGGCTGACCCGTTGATATTTAATGAAAATGACAAGGTAATTGTTGCAAGAAAGATAAGGATATAATGGCAGAGCGTTTTTTTGAACTTGATAAAAATTCATTCAGCCGTTATCTAGGCAGAGGAGTTTGTTTTCTTATCGAACTTTCTCACAGTTCTTGGAATCAAGAATATTATCTTATAAACGACACAAAAAAGCTTGAATTAGACGGAAAAACATACGAGCCATACCCTTTTGATATTGTTTTGCCCTCTCAGACAGAACAGCAGGGAACACAAATTGTTTTGTCAAATATACACAATTTGGCGGCTAATTTGGTAAGAGAAACCGTAAACAGTAACGAAAATATAAAAATGGTTCTGTATATCGCAAATATTGAAAGCGATATTGCGGAAAAATTTAACAAAGGGGAATTTGAAATATTTAATCCGCAAATTTCAAGTGAAACAGTATCGGCTAACATCAATTTGAGGCATAGTTTTGATGTTAATTGCGGTTCTATGAGATATAACAGGCAATTATTTCCGAATTTGTTTTTGTAATTAGCCCCTCACCCTAACCCTCTCCCCAAAGGGGCGAGGGAATAAAAAAGAGAAGTTAAGATGAATTATTTAAAATATTTTCAAAATGATAAATACCAAAAGGGTATTAATGACTGTTGGACTTTAGTACAAGATATTTTTCTTGATGAAAAAGGGATTAAACTCCCTGATTGTCCGATAATGACAGATTATACACCGTTTGAAACGGAATTAAAGTCAAATCTGAAATACAAAGTTTTAGAACAGGCAAAAGAGGGATGTTTAATACATTTCAGAAACGGAAAAATTGAGCATATCGGCTATGCTTTGAATGATAAACAATACATACACAAAACATTTTCAAGAGTAGAAGTGTCAAATATTCCCGAAAAAGCAAAAATATACGAGGTTTTAAGTGATTAAAGTTATTCATAGATGTATGCAAAACAGTGATTTATCCTTTAAAAAATGGGATAATCATTTGGCATTATTTCACTTAAAAGAGTTTAAAAACGCAAAAGAGGTATATTTAAACGGAAAACTTTTAAAATGGTATCATATATTTAAAAAAGGTGATTTAGTTGAGGTTATAGACAGACCGGAGGGCATATTTACCACAATATTTGGTGCAATTTTTTTGGCAGTTAGTACATTTGCAGCTGCTCATCCGGTAATCGCCGGTATTGTAGGAGTTGCTTTAATTGGCGGTCTTACTGCAGGGATTGCGGGTGCGGCAAGTGCAGGCGGTGCAAGAGCGGCATCAGCTACTACCCAAAACAAAGAATATTCATCAACAACACAGCCTGAATTAAGAGGGGCAAGTAATGATATTTCAAACGACATTATTCCCGTTGTTTTTGGCAGAACTCAACAAACACCCTCTTATGCTCAAACGCCTTACAGATTAGTTCAGGACGGGGCAAGCACAAACAAATACAGACAGTATTTTATCCCGAATTATAACAATGTTGTATATTCCGATTTTAAACTCGGTGAAACAAGCATAAATGAGTATTCAATAGATTATTTAGATATTGACACCGTTTCAGGCAGTACAAATTTTATAGGGTTTGAAAATTGTAAAGCCATATCGGTTGATGAAGAATTATCATACAATAAGACTGAGGAAGTAAACCAAAGTTCAACGCATCAATATAATGAACAGGATATTACTTCAACTTTAACATTCAATTTTCAGTTAAAATTTACGAACGTAGAATTAAGACAATTTTCACAAAAAACATTCAGGGCGGTTATAACAGGCTCAAAACAAGTTGAAGTTACGGATGAAACAACAGGCGAAACGACAACCGAAACACAAGAGGTTGCATTAGCTAATGATTTTGTAGTAACTGCCAATAATATAGTGCAAGACGGTAACGCATATATTTATGACGGCACATACACTTGGAATGCACCCGTTGAAACACCGCTTTTAATGGATTATATATTTCAATCACAAGTACAGCCGATTACAAACACTAGAGGAAACAGTGCGGAAACATTAAACGAATTAATGGTAACACTTGTATCTGAAAGCATAGAGGCTGACGGATACAGTTCCGGAACTATCGAAATAAATCAGTCATTAAATCGTTATCAAGGCACAGTTTCAGAGGTTATAAATACAAGCCCTGAAAATTGCACCGAAATTGATGTAATAATAGGTTTTGGGCAAGGTTTATATTCGCTCAATCAGCAAACAGGCGAAAGATATCGAAGAAGTGCAACCATTGAAATAATGTACAAAACTCAAAACGGCGAATGGCAAAATATCTCATCCGCTCAAGAGTTATACATAAGAGATATAAACGGAGTAAAACAACCGCTTTCAAGCTCTAATACAACCGTTTCAGGCAATAAGGTAACGGTTTATTCACCTGATAATTTGAACGTGGCAGACCAATTATTTTTCAGGCCAATAGGGTTTAGACTTCCTGCGGGCAAATATTCTGTAAGGGTTCGTTCTGGCGATTTTGCGGAAAAATCAAATTATGATGTCGGTTATCCGAATTGCGCCGAAATTCAATTCAGATGTACAGGCGATGTTGTTAATCCGATTGTTTTACCAAAAGTAAATCAAATTGCATTTGAGGCAACGGCATACAAAGGATTGTCAGGTACATTAAAGAAATTTAATTATATTGCTGAGGCGATAATTCCTGTATGGAACGGTATTGATTGGAGTAGCAGAAGAAAATCATCTAATCCGGCAGCAATTATCCGTTATTTATTGACAGATTCAAGCGTAAATCCACGCGCTGAAAGTTTAGAGCATATTGATAATGATACACTTGTTGAATATTACGAATGGTGTGAGGAACAAGGGTATAAAGCTGACGGCATTGTCTCTGAGGCTTGTAAAATCGGTGAAATAATTAATCAGATTTTGCAAAATTCCCAATGTGCAATGATACCGCTTTATAACGGCAAGCATACATTCGTTATTGACAAACCAAACAAAATACCTTTAGGCTTATTTAATCTTCATAACTCTTGGAATTTTAAATGGATTCCGAATACCGGACGTCAAACAGAGGCAATAAGAGCATCATTTGTTGAAAATGACGACTGGACTGAGGATGAATTAACTCTCTATTGGTATGACGGGACTGTTCACGACGAACCCGAACAGGGCAAAACCGACCTTGATTATGAAATGGTTAAAAAGGATTATAAATACGTTTGCGACCGTGCAAGTGTTCGTAAAATCGTAGCTTATGAGTTAGATACCATACAAACCAAGCGAAATACTTTTGAATTTGATGTAAACCTTGAGGCATTAAATATGATGTTATTAGACAGGGTTTATGTTTCAAATACCGCTAATATGCAAGAAGAAAGTACGGGCTTAATTAAATCGGTTATTGTTGAAAACGGCAATTTGACAGGGTTTAACCTTTATTCAGAGGTTAAAATCCCCGATAATGCTAAAATCGTAATCCGTTCACTTGATTACGAAAACAAAAGAGTAATTATAAATACTTTTGATGTCATAAACGGAAAATATGACAGATATGAGGATTTTATAAAAATAAATCCTGTACCTTATGACGGAATGATAAGAGGTGCGGGAGATATTCAGGGCATAATGGATAAATGGCATTATGACGGTGATTTGTTTACATTAGGGCAAGATACAATATACGATTGCACTGTAACGGATATTAAATACAACGATGACGGCACGGCAACAATAACGGCAAGGGATTATTAAGTGCGTCAGCCGGTGCGAAAGCACTACGATAGCGACGTAGGATAATTGAGGCTGTTGAGCGACAAAGCGAAACACAGCCGAAATACCCACAGGGGCATAAACAAAGGAAAATAGAAAATGTTAGATTTTAGAAAAGTAGAAGATATTGACAGACTTAAATACAATTTGCATCTTAGAAGTGAAAACAAGGCTGCAAGCAAATTTGAGTGGAAAAATCCCGAATATGCGGACGGTATTCCGATATTTGCGAGATGTAAAGTATCAATGTCTGACCCGAATATCAGAGCGACGTTTAATAATTTTGCCGTTATTATGAATAAAAAAGCGGGGTATCTTGCAGGAAAAATCGAACGTAAATATTCAGATGATATAAACGATGATGTAAAAGCGAAATACAAAGAATTTGACCGTCTGAATAATACAGAAACACTCTATACAGAAATGATGTCAAGTTGTACTGGGTGGGGAAATACTTACACTCTTTGCTATATCGACAAACCCAAAGATATTGAACTCAAAGAACAAGAGCAGGTTAATTATCCTGTCAGAATAAAAGAATACGAGGCTTGGAATGCCAAAGTTGATTATGACGACAACGGCGAACCAATAGAGGGCACTGTATATTATGAGGATGATGATAAACGTTTACACGTCTTTGAATATGATAAATTATTTGTAAGAGAATGGCTTGCAAGCAAAAGCCGCAACAGTTATGAATTAATCTCAGAACAAAGACACGGATTTACAGAAATTCCGCTTGTTGAATGGAAAAATAATAAACTTGCTCGAGGTAACGCACAAAACGCAGTAACCTTAATGGATGCTTATGACCGCCTGATGTCTGATAACATAACAGAATGGGCAACATTCAGACAGGCTTATTTATTGTTAAAAGGATTAGGTTTGGTTGATGAACAAACCAAAGCCGAAATGCAAAAAACAGGCATTATGGTATCACCGACAGACACAGGCGAAGCAAGGTTTATAACAAAAGATATAAGCCCTGAATTTGTCAAATATGTTACGGATGAAACTTGGAAAAGTATATGGATTGTTGCTTGTTCAATCGACCCGAAAGCCGCAGGAAGCCTGACAAATGCAACCGCATTTCAGATAATGCAAATGTATGCACTAATGGATGACGATTGCAAATTTACAGAGCAATGTTGGATGAAGTCTTTTGAATACCTTGACAGGATTTTAAAATCATACTGGACAGGCTTAGACATCAATTCGGTAGGCGATTATTCAACTTACGATATTGATTACAACTTTATCAAAGAAAAACCGCAAGATATAATGACATTCCTTAAAGATTTGAGAGCTGCAGGGGGAACATTGCCGAATGCTGAAATATTAAAGCGCAGCGGATATGACAACCAAGCCGCCGAAGACCTTGCAGAAAGAGCAATGAAAGAGGGGGTTGATTATCTCCCTAATATTTAAAAAGAGGTTTTCTAAAAAATACTCTTATTGGGCAATATAAGTAAGAAAATACTATAAAGAAATTTCCGATTACATTGTAAAAGGAATTATTATCGTATAGATAATCCATACGGAAGCCGCATATCCCTAATAGTATTGTTATAAAAGCAAATATCGCCCCGTAAAAAAACCATATAAAACCTAATAAATCAATAATATTATTTTTCATAGGTACATTATAACATAAAAACGCAAAAATGAAAGAACCGTCAGAAAAAGATATTAAAAAAGAAAAGCAATCAGAACTTGATAAAATTGCTGAAACAAACGCAAAATGCGTTGCAGGGTATCAGGTTATCAGAAACACCGTATTTAATAACATATCTGATGGTGATTTGACCAAAATGAATAAATATATCAAGGCTGAATATGGCAAGGTTTATACAGGTTTAAAAGGTATGATAATAGATGCCTTGAATGATGCCAAAGACAAAAACGTAAAACTTGTTGAAAAGTTGCTTGATGAAAGTTTGCCTCCTGCAAAACATTATGAGGTATTACCGAAAAGCGCACCTTTTAAATACACAAACAGAGTATTTACAGAAAAATCCGTGTCGGTAAGAAGTCAAAAAGCGGCGGATGCAATAACAAAAATCATAGCAGACGGAAGAAATGACGGTCTTGCAATAAAAGATATTCAGAAAAAAGTCGATGTTGTAATGGGATTTCGTGATGCACAGGGCAGGTTGACCGACAAATCAAAGAAACTCATTGAAAGCGGTAAATTTGCACACCGTAACGGCTCAATATACGAAACATACCGAATAGCACGCACCGAAGTAATGAGGATGAATGCGTTTGCAAAGTATGACCAATTTTTAGATTTGAGAAAACAATACGGTGATAAAGTAAGATTAAAACTTATATCAACTATTGACGGCAGGGAACGCGCACAATCCGCGTTAATGAATAATTATATAAGTAATCCAATGGGGATGTTCTTATATCCTGACGGAAAATATTACAGGCTCGGAACTGCTCCGGCAAGATATGCAATCAACGACAGAGAAACGCAGGTTATTGTATTTCTGAATAATAGAGAAGTACAATAACAAATTAGAAAACAAGAAACTTCAGAAATCGGAAATTTTAAAGAATTTTATAATGATTTAAAACCTGCAGCGCAAGCTCTAAGAAAAGAATTGCCACCCGATAAAATTACTACTCAAGAAATATCAAAACTATTCAGCAAAGATTATACAAAGCATTATGCACTTGTTGAAAATATTAATAAAACCACACAAAAACTTTTAAATAGCAATACTAATGAATTAAGGGTATCATTTGCAAATCTGCTTAAAAATCAAGCCAAACATCCCGAAATTGGACTTGATATGTACCAAAATATTACAAGATACATTTCAAATGCTGAAAATCATTTCTTTGATAAAGGAAATTTGATTTTTGAAAAAACTATCGGAAAAGATTTGTACCAAATAGCAATAAAAACAACAAAATCAAAAAATGAAAATTATTTCTTATCTTTTCATTTAGCTAATCATAACAAAAAATAATAACCTGATTATGAGGACTCCCGCACCCCTCTGTCGCCAGTTGGCTCGGTAGGGAGAATTACCGTATCAGGTTATCACATATATTATTTACTATTTTTCAGCAAATTTCAACCCTATATTAAGAATTTTTGAGTTATCCGGTTTTTCCGGATAGTTGGTATTTAAAAAAACGAAAGGACAAAACTATGACAACACTTGACGGTGGGGCAAATCCTACTGACGGCAAACCGGCAGAAGGAAACCCAAACGACCAACAAAACAATGACAATGGCGGCGAAAAATCCGACATAGAAAAACAGTTTGATGAACTGAAAGCACAGTTTGAAACACTAAAAAAAGAGAGCGCAGGAAAAGATTCCAAAATCTCTCAAATGCTAAAGGAAAAAGAGTTAAACAATCTCAATTCCAAAACGGAAAAAGAGCAACTCGAAGCCTACAAAGCAAAAGTAAGTGAATTTGAAAGGCGTGAAGCATTCAGGGCATCATTCAAAGAGGTTGGTTTAAACCCTGATGAGTTTATCTCAATTATTGATGAAAAGGACCCTACATTACAAGCCACAAAGTTTGCAAATCTTTTGAAATCAAGAGCTGATGAAAGTGCTAAAACGGCATTGGAAAAGTTCAAAGAGGAAGAACTCAAAAAATTAGGGGGTAAACCTGACATAAAAGACGGAAAAATAACAGACCAAAACCCGAATAAAAGTATAAATAATGCTATTCGCGGGGCTTTGGGGTATCAATAACCCCGCCCCGAAATCAAAGATTTCGACCCTCCCTCAAGGGGTGGGTATTTATTTACACATAAAAATAAGGAGATTTAAATATGGCTTACATTTCAAGAACAAACGCAGATGCGTTAATCCCTGTTGAAACTTCAAGGGAAATTTTAAAAGAAGTTCCTTCAGCATCAAAACTATTGCCTTTGATGCGCAGATTACCTAATATGACAGCAAAACAAAGAACAATCCCTGTAACATCAGCTTTGGCTAATGCATATTTTCTTAATCCGGGAACACCTGCAGAGGGTACAGACCCCGATATTACCAAAAAGCAAACAACCAATGCAGCTTGGGATAAAGTAACTATTACAGCTGAAGAATTGGCGGTTATTGTTCCTATTTCAGAAGCTGTATTAGATGATGCCGATTATGATATTTGGGGAGAAATCAGACCTCAAATCGTTGAAGCTTTAGGCATAGCAATCGACCAAGCAATCTTGTTTGGTACAAACAAACCTAATGCTTGGGGAAGTGCAATCGTTCCAGCTGCAACTGCCGCAAACCATACAATCGCCGTAGGCACAAACAGAGATGTTGCATCAGACATTATCGGTGTAGGCGGTTTAATGGCTTTGGTTGAAAATGACGGTTACAGAGTAAACGGTTTCTTGGCTGACGGCTCATTTGCTCCATATTTGAGAGATTTAAGAGCAACTGACGGACAACCGATTTATGTACCGGCGTTGAACGCAGGATATTCTGACACAATAGTTGGCAGACCTATTGAATACGACAATTCAGGAGTTTTTGACCCTGCTAATGTCTTAATGGTTGCAGGTGATTTCTCTAAGGCAGTTTATGCAATCAGACAGGATATTACATACAAAGTTTTAGATCAGGCTTGTATTGATTTGGGTAACGGTACAACACTGAACCTTGCTCAACAAGATATGGTTGCTTTGCGTGTTGTAATGCGTTTAGGCTATCAGCTTGCAAAACCTGTTACAAGACGTGCAGGGGCAAACGGATTCCCATTCGCAGTTCTTACACCGGCACAAAACGCAGGCGAAGGCGGCGAAGGCTAATAAATTCGAGAGGGGGCATTTTGCCCTCTCTTTCTTGATAAAAAAGGACATTAAACAATGGCTAATGAACAAGGTATAAAAGTAAAAGATTTAGAACAGGCGGCGAGAATTAGAGAGGGCAATCGGCTTTTAATCCTCACCGATGAAGAAAACAACGAAGTCAAAACCGTGACAAAAGAGAATGCAATAACAAGTTTGATTTCAACCGCTGAAAATAATCTGATAACAGATAACGGCGGTTTTTTTGTGGACGGCAATGTTTTGGCAGAGCTTGCAGAAGCATTAAGACAAATTCAAGCCCAACAGGCGGACGAAATCGCACGTCCTATATTCACGTTATCTAATACCCTTTTAGACAATGAAATTTGGCTTGAGGGCGGTTTAATTGACACTTCGAATGAGAATTATACACAAATTGTAAATATATACGGCACAACATACAACAACGGCACTGAACCGGAAGGATTTATAAGACTTCCTGATTTTAGAAATCGCACAATTTGGGGTGCTTCTAATTTCGGTTATATTTCAGCAGGCTTGCCGAATATTACAGGCGGTTTTGGTGTTATTGGTAATGAAATAAGTTATCCCGAATATGACCTGTGTCCTGTATCTGGGGCATTTTCCAAAAATTGGCTTGGGGGAAATACTAAATCCATTGAAAATACAAATCCTAATACAATAGGCAAAGTTAGTAGCTTTAATTTTGAGGCTTCCCGTTCAAATGCTGTTTATGGCGCATCAAATACAGTACAACCGCCCGCTATTAAAGTACGTGTAAAAACGAGGTTTAAATAATGGACATAAAAGTAAGAGATTTAAAACAAACAGAAACTATTGAGAATGAAAACAAGTTAATGGTTTTAGTCGATGATACAACGAACCTTGTTAAAAACATAACAAAAGAAGAATTTTTGACTAATGTTATCAGCTCAACTGAAAACAATGCACTTGTGCAAGAATCAGACGGAAATCTGTATGTAAATACAAGCGAAATTACGGATAGTGTTCAGGCCCTGGATGATAAATTTACAGAACAAATCGGGGATTTATCAGATTTAACAACAGAGGACAAAACAAACCTTGTAGCTGCAATAAATGAAGCTGCAACAAAAGGCGGTGGCGGTAGCACTCTTTTTGAGTTCAAATGGTGCGACCATTTATTAAATAACATCTCTTGGCTTCGTGCTGATACATTTTCTTGGCAGAGTGGTGATGTTTATACCTCTGCGTATAACCACCTTGTACAAGATATACAAGGCATAACATCTGAAACAGAAACTATCGGAAGTTATACGGTAACATTTTATAGAGCTACCGACGGACATAAAATCTGCTTAGCAGACCAAGAGCAAACCGTACTTAATATCTACAACTCTTACGGTATTGCTTGGTATTACATTCTTGATACAACTAATATTCAATTCAAACTCCCTCGTACAAAATACGGCTTTGAAGGATTGAGAACAAATGTTGGGGATAAGATAGATGAAAGTTTGCCGAATTATGAAGCTATTTTTGTAAATCATTGGAGAGATAGTTATGCAAACAAATCATTAACCCCTGTAAGTGGAGCTATAACTATAGATAGTGACAATTATAAAAAATCAAGTTTTCCTGTTACTACGCCAAGCGCAAGTGGTGACTATCCTTCAGACCAAACATTAAAAATAAGTCCAAGTATTAGTAATCAAACCTACCAAAACAATGCTCCTGTACAAGAACGTGCAACACAAATGTACCTATATTTCTATGTTGGGGATTATACTCAATCTGCAATAGAACAAACCGCAGGATTAAATAGCGAGTTGTTTAATAATAAAGTTGATTTAAACTTTGATAATATGAACCCTAGTCAAACAGCAAAAGATACTATTATTGGTTGGGGAATGCCTGATTTTTCCTCTAGGATAACTATTCCTTATAATACATCTATTCAATTACCTTGTGATGCCGTAGTTTATCACGAAGATTATAGTGATACCTATACGGCTTATTGTCGTACTAAAATTAGCTTAGATAATTCAACTTGGATTGATATTGGTAATTGGGGATGGACTTGTATGGGAAGCTCTTATACTGTATTACCTAAAGGAATATACGTAAAATGTTCTGGTAAAAGTTCAGCAAATCACGTAGCTTGGTATGCACCATTGAAAGGAACTAGTAGCGATAATACATCCAACTCTGGAACGTCAGATGGTGAAATAACTCCAGACCCACACGAGGACGACTCTGGTTTTGAGTTTGGTTAATACAAATAAAAGGAGTTAATAATGAGATATTATACAATTCAAAATAACGGTATTTTAACCGCAGAAACAAGACAAGCTCTTGAAAGATTTTACGACAATGTTTTAGAGTTACCTGAAGATTACGAACAAGGCAAATATATTGTCGTTGATGGTGAACTTGTTTTAAATCCTAATTGGGAAGAAGAAAAGAAAAGAGCAGAACGTGAAAGATTAGATGCATTAATCCTCACCCCTTCAGATGTTGAACGTGCTTTATATTATTCAGAGTTGCAAATGGACTTTGAGGATTTAAAAGCATTAATCAAAGAAAAAGCACCGCAAATTGATTTAAAGGGACTTGCGATAGAGTTTAGGGCAAATAACTTTTATCGTGGAGCGGTTGACAAAGACGGTAACAGAATAATTGATATGGTTGGGATGTTGTTAGGGTATACATCTGATGATATGGATTATTTATTTGAAAATAAAAAGTTGCCCGAAAAGGTAGAACCTGAACCTGCTGATACGGACAGCGACAGCGATACTGATACCGATGTCGATACTGATACGGATACCGATACTGATAATATAGAGGAAATGGAAAATTTATGAGAATTTTAGCGATTAAATATCCGCAAATTAAAAGATTTCCGACAGATACAAATAAAAGGAGTGTGTATGAAAAGATTAATCATTTTAACCATTATGTTAATGGCACTACCGACAATGGCACAAGAACCACAACAAACGGTGGAAAACAATCAGTCGTATTTTACGGCTAATTTGCAAAAACAGCCTGAAAGGGACAACAAACAAAAGATACAAAACCATTTTACCTTTTTTACTATCAATGTTCAAATCAACGGCAAGATTAAGGATTTTGCCGATACTGACAAAAAGTAAAATAGGGATAAAGGTTATAATAAGATTATAGCTTGTTGTATTATGTAAAGCTTTTGGGATTATTCCCAAGACCGATTGTATATGTAGTACAACAAATCAAGCGGTAGGGGTTCAGGCTACCCCTACTGTTTTCAAAAGGGGTTGACACCCTCTCCCTAACCCTCTCCCTCGAGGGCGAGGGAAGAAAAAGAATAAGGGAGTACGGATATGAAACACGTTCAACATCATTACAAATCAGCATTAGCAGATATCTCGGAAGAAGATTTAGACAAATGGCTAGAATTTAATAAAACACGTCTTATTGGTAGTGCTATATTCACCTGTCAGGACAGTTT